GGAAGAGCAACTCGAGAACCGATGTCGGATTCTCTACGACACCGCACCTGCCCTAGATGGGTATGGTCTGGAGCATATAGTCCCTGGCGTGGCCTGAGGAGCCGGACCGAAACTTCTGCTGGCAGTTCAAATCCCGAAAGGGTTTTGGTAAAGTAGCCACGAGGCGGGCAAGGTTATTTGTGCATATGACAGACATGCAGAACAACTTTAAAAGATCAACCATAGCGGTAACAATCCCAACCCCATCCCGACGAACACTCCAGATCGTCGGCGGTATATTAGGAACCTCATGTCTTGCTTATGCGGGATATTGTTGGTTTCGCAAAAACCAACGAGCTCAAGCCGAAAACGAGCAAGCTCGTTTACGTGCAGAAGCAGTTGAACGTGCCGCTCGTGATGCGCAAACAGCAGCTTTTGAGTTGGCTTTGGCCAGTGCAAAGGCCTCCCAACAAGAAGCCGAGGCTGCCGTTGCCAGTCTTAAGGCAGAGGCAGCATCAAGGGCTAAGCACGATGAGGATGAACGGATGGCCAAACAAGCGCAGGAAGTCGCTGCGAAAGCCATCAGACAAAAAGAAGAAGACGCCCATAAAGAGGCGCAATCTTTTACTAAAGTCGAGGGTAAGAGGGCTAAAGCGAACGGTAAGGCTGCTGAATCTGCGACCACCTCTCGCGCTGCTCTGTCAGCCCCGAGCTCCATGTTGGCAATGCCTAAATCAGACAATGCCAAACCATCTGAAAATACTGCCACACCTGCAGTTTCCCCGGTAGCAAAGGGGTCTGCAATCTCTGAGGCAACAACGAACAAGCCGAAAAGTGGACCATCACAAGGAACCACCTTAGGTAAAGTTGTATTGAAGGGTGGAAAAGGGAAAGGCCCTGCAACAATTCAAGACTTAACCACAATGGAAAAAAACCTGGTGGTCGGGTCTCTGTTTTCACGCAGACCTAACAAACCGGTTGGGAAGCCATTCGATCTGCCTAGTGACATTGAAGATAATACAAAATACTTCTCAGTGTCGCCTGAGTATTTGGCTGTTGGACTTAAGGAATACAAGTACTACAGACAAAACCAGATCGGGGATAAACTCAACCCCTATAAAGAAGGACTCGCAAGTTGCACGCCGCAACAGATTGCGGATATTGATGCTGAAGTGGCTACATTTCGAAAGGCAAAAAGACTGCCTATGGCCATGCAAAGCGCTAATATCCCTAAAGAGCGGCACGAAGCCGCCCTGCGGCAAATACATGCGATTCGCATTAAGCTCAAGATTCAGGCGG